TTCGGGACCGATCGGATCGGGCAAGAGCCAGGCGCTGTGCCAAGAAGCGATCAAGCTGAGTTAGCGCGGGTTTGAAGGTGTACGCGGACGCGTCGGGGGCACATATGCAGACGACGGGAAGTTCGGATTTGGGCGTCTTGAAGAAGTTCTTCCGGAGCGGCGAATACGGGGCTGTGGAGTTCAAAGTTCCGAGGTCGAATCCGGCGGTGCGGGATCGGGTGCAGATGGTCAACGCGGCTTTGCAAACGGCGGAAGGGGATGGTCGGCTGGCGAACTCGCGATTGAAGATCGCCGCGCGCTGCAAGGAGTTGATCAAGGATCTGGAGCAGGTCGCTTACAAGGAGAACACCCAGATGATCGACAAGGATCGGGATCCGAGAAGAACGCACTTGTCGGACGCGCTGGGGTACTTGGTCTGGCAGGAGCTGCGAATGGGGGAGAAGGTCGGAGAGCGGGGAACGAGGCTGATCTGATGGCGTTCGACATTGATCAAGAGCATCCGGAGTATGTGGCGAAGAAGGCCGCGTGGAGAAGATACCGCGATCTGTACGCAGGCGGGGAACAGTTCCGAGTGAACGCGGCGGAATACCTGATCCCCCGGCAAAGGGAGCCGGGTGAGGTGTACGCGGAGCGGCTATGCAGGATCTTCTACGAGAACTACGTAGGATCGATCGTGGACTGGTACGCGGCGACGCTGTTCCGGCGGGAGCCGGTGATCACGTTCGATGGGAACGACGAGGCTTCGAAGACGTTCTTCGCGGCGCTGGTGGAGGATTCGGACCGGAGAGGCACATCGCTGACAGAGTTCTTTCGGAAACAGTTCACGGAGAGTTTGGTGACGGGGACGAGCTACGTCCTGGTGGACTTTCCGCGAGTGCCCACATGGGGGGACACAACGCGACCCGGGACACGCGGGGAAGAAGACGCGAGCGGAGCGTCGCGGGCGTACCTGGTGGAATACGGCGCGGACGACGTCATCAACTGGAGCCTGGACGACTGCGGGAACTTTGAGTGGGTGGTGGTCCGCACAAAGCAGCTCAAGAAAGATCGCGTGGAAGATTCGGAATGGCGGACCGAGACCAAGTGGGCTTACTACGACAAACAGACATATCGGATCTATGTTGAGCGCGACGTTGGGCAGGATGTCGAGTTGGACGATGGGTATGACGCTGCGTACAACGGTGAGTATGACGGTAAGTACAGACTCGTCGATCAAGGGACGCATGCACTGGCAAAGCTCGGACAGACGCCGCTGTTCGCGCTGCGAATTCCGGAAGGGCTGTGGATGCTCAACCGGGCGGGCTCGCTGCAACTGGAGCACTTCAACAAATCGAACGCGTTGAGCTGGGCGCTAACGATGGGACTGTTCGCGATGCCGGTGGTGTATTCGGATCGCGAGTGGAGCCAGATGGTCGGGGAGAGCTATTACATCCAGCTTGGGCCGCAGGACAGGTTCGGCTGGACGGAGCCGGAAGGAAAGGTCTACCAGATCGCCGCGGACAACCTGGTGCGGCTGCGGGAAGAGATCTACAGGGTGTGTTATCTGAGCCAGGCCGGCGTCGAGCAGAGCGGAACGCAGCGCCAGAGCGCGCTCAGCAAGCAGATGGATTTCGCAATCACGCAAGAGGTATTGCGCGGATACGGAGACGCAATCAAGGAGCAGATCCGTCGAGTGTTGCGGGCGACGGCGGCGGCTCGCGAAGACGAGTTGGATGTGAGCGTAACCGGCATGGACGAGTTTGACATCGCGGATTTCGGGACGGAGCTGGAGGACGCAAAGCAACTACTCGCGCTGGGCGTGACGTCGCCGACACTGACCAAGGAAGTTTTCAAAAAGTTGGCGCTGAAGTATCTGAGCGATTCGCGGCAGGACGTGAAGGATCGGATCGCGGAAGAGATCGAGGGGACACAGGAGAGATAAGACAGCATGGCAGAGGAGATAGATATTCGGGCAGCGCTGGAGGAGTTGGCGGAGGAGCGGCGCCGGAGAGAAGGTCTAGAGAGACGGGTGGAAGAAGCCGAGCGAGGATCGGCGATACGGGCGGAGCTGCAGAAGCTGGGGGTGGCGAAACTCGATCTGGCGTACAAGGCGGTAAAGGACGAAGCACCGCGCGACGGCGGCGAAATGAAAGAGTTCCTGAAGAGATTCGTCGGCGAGAATCCGGAACTGTTGCCGGCCAGGGTGGCGGGAGGGTCGGGAGCGAGCGGCGGGGGACGTGGGAGCGGCGCCGCACCAGGTGCGGTGGACATCGACAGGATCCGGCCTGGGATGAGCGCGGAAGAGATGGACAGGGTGAGGCAGGAAATCGCGCGGGTGGCGTCGCAAACGCTACGCGGGCTTTAAGGAGAGGGGAGAAAAATGGGAGCAATTACATCAAGTAACGTAGCGAACGCGATTGTGAAGCTGGTGGCGGCGGATGCGCTACCCGCGCTAATGGGGAACCTTGTCATGGGCAACCTAGTCAATCGCGACTATGAACCTGCGCTGGCGCGAGCGGGAGACACGATCAACGTGCCGATTCCACCGCCAATGACGGCGCACAACCTGACGGAAGGCAGCACGGTGCTGACGCAGAATCCGAACCTGGACAACGCGCAAATCGTGTTGAACACGCACGCGGAGGCGACATTCCTGATTCCGGACGTGACCAAGATTCTGGCGGTTCCGGATCTGTTGAAGCTGTATATGCAGCCGGCCGTGGTGGCTCTGGCGGAAAAGATCGAGTCGGACCTGATGGGCCTGTATGCTAACTTCACGGCCAACGCGGCGGTGGGGACGGGCGGGACAGCGATCACCGAAGCGGTAGTGGATTCGGCGGAAACAGCGCTGTTTGCGGCCAAGGTCCCTCCGAACGCGACGAAGTTTCTGGTGGTGGATCCGGGCACGTATTCGACGCTGCGGCAAATTCCGCGGTTCAGTGAATTTAACACGGCCGGCGAGGCGGGTTTGCGAGCGCTAGTGGACGGGGCGGTGGGGAAGATGAAGGATTTTTACATCTTTCGATCGCAGTTCGTGACGAAGACGGGGACGAGTCCGGTGACCACGCACAACCTGGCGTTCGCGAGGGATGCGATCGGATTAGTGGTGCGCAGGCTGCCGAGGCCGCTGCCGGGAACGGGGGCAATTGCGGAGTACGCGGAGCTGGGCAATTTCGGGATGCGGGTGACCATGAGTTATCAGCCGAACACACTGGCACAGCAGTTCACCGTGGATGTGCTGTATGGCTCAGGAGTGCTGAGAAACATCTTCGGGGTGCAGGTGAACAGCTAGGGGAGAGGGGCGGGCAGAGCGGGCTAAAGCCCGGGCCCAAAGGGCACCCCGGCTAAAGCCTGCCCTACCTTTCAAAAGGCCATATGGATTTGCTCGCGTATTACGAAAAGATCCGCAAGATCGAGGCTGTGATTGAGGCAGTGTTCGCGGTGGTGACGAGCCGTGCCACGCCGGACGGAGGCCGGGCCGGGGTGATGACGGAGCTGCCACGGGCGGCAGCGGCGCGCCTGATCGCAGACGGGAAGGCAGACCTGGCGAATCCGGAGGAGACTGCTCAATTCCGGGCGGAAGCGGAGGCGAAATGGAAAGAGGCGCAACTGAATGTTGCTGACAGACGGTAGTCCGAACAGCACCGAGGACTTGCGCGTGTATGAGTCGGCAATTCTTGGGCTAGCGAACCTAGAGACGATCGACCTGGGAGTGAAGCTGGACCTGGCGACCGAAGAGATCTCGGAGGAGGTACTGGATTTTCTCCTGGATCACGCGGGCACGAATTTGGGGGTGTTTTCGCCTTTCCAGATCGGGACGCCTGCGGCGCGGCGCAGAACGATCGGCGTATCGGACGTGGTGGTGAGCCGTCAGCTGAAGCGGTGGCAGGCATTACACACGCTTGAAATCGTCTACCGGGATGCTTTGAACAACCAGCTCAACGACCGCTATCAGGCGAAGTTTCTGGAATACCAGACGCTAGCACGGGACGCCCGGGAGCGTTACTTTCGCTTCGGCGTGGGCCTGGCACTCATTCCGATTCCGCAGGGGCAGGTGCCGGTGTTCAGCGCTGTGGCGGGTGAAATTCCCGAGACGACGTATTATGCGCGGGCGTCGTGGGTGGGAGCGTCAGGACAGCAGGGAGAGCCGAGTGAAATGACCGCTTATGGAGCGCCGGCTGGAAGCCTTCCGGTAGTACAGATGACCAATCCTCCGGTAGTGGCGACGGGGTTCAACGTCTATCTCGGGCTGAGTCCGGATGCGCTGGCGTTGCAGAATTCGACACCAGTTCCGGCGGGGCAGAGTTTCACGTTGCCGGGCACGGGGTTGGCTTCGGGTGCGGCACCGGGAGACGGGCAAGCCGCGGACACCTTCATCAGTGGCGGCTGGATGCTGCGGCGGGGTTGAGCGATGGCCATTACAGGAAGCGTCGCGACGCGCAAGATGGTGGAGTTCCTGACTGCGACGGACATGGGGCTTGGTCCGGCGGTGGCGGGCATTGCACAAGAGACTGGGGTGGAGCTGGCTCCGATTCCGCCGGCCCATGTGATGAACCAGAACGTTTCGGTCGAGCTGAGCGAGCGAGCGCAGGTGGTGAAGTATCCGGCGGTGTATGTGTACACGAACCGCGTTCGTAACCTATTGACGGAGAAGTTCCGCACGTTTTCGGGCAAGGTGCGAACGGTCGCCGAGGTGCGGGTTTCGCAGGATCGGATCGAGGGGGTGGAGGAGCAACTGCGGCTATACGTGGAAGCGGTAACGCAGGTGTTGGACGCGAATCGGGGGAGTTGGGGAGAAGGGGCGTTCTTCACGGGCGGGTACGAGGTGGGTATCGATCCGGTGCGGCACGGCGGGA